TTTTGATTCGTCCTATAAAAACTTTGACGTAACAATAGGCAATCAGGTTCCTAGCTACTTTTCTAATCCAGTAGACGACGCAGGAGATCCAATTACAGGCGGTCTAGCAGAGTTTACTGTTGCAGAGTTTACTGGTGGAGAGTTTACATCTAGGGTTTCTATTAACACAACAGGCGGTGGCAGCTTAATTACAATAGGTGTCGAGTCAGAAATTAACGGAGCGGCTTTGTCTCTTCAAGAAATAAACGTATTAGCGCTTATAGGTAGACTGTTATGAACATTTATATAAACAATATTAGAGGTACTCTGCTATGGGGTGGTTAAGCGATCTTATTGGGGGGCTGGTCCCAGATCAAATTGATGATCTGTTCACAACGCCGCTTCCTCAAATTACTTCTCCAAATGTCTCGTTTCAGCCTTTTACGGTTAGTTCTGGCATTGGTGGTATTAGTGCTGGACCTACAGGAACTACTTATTCATTGTCTCGCGAACAGCAGGCAATGGCTAATAAGCTGTTTGGAGGTGCTGGTGGTTTTTACGACCAAGCTATGCAGGGCACTGGGGAAAGAGAGCAAGCTATTTATGAGCGTATGCGAGCCGCTATGCTTCCTGAGGAACAGCGTCAAAGAGCAGCTTTAGAAGAGCGTTTGCTTGCACAGGGTCGTTCAGGTGTTCAAACGAACCAATACGGGGGAACTCCAGAACAGCTTGCAATGGCTAAAGCTCAAGCGGAAGCACAAAACTCAGCAATGTTGGGAGCAATGCAACAAGCGCAAGCAGAGCAGATGCAGCAGGCGCAACTAGGAGGACAATTCCTTCAGCAGAGCTACGCACCTCAGGCGGCGCTGTTGTCAGCTTTTAGCCCTGCTCTCAATGTTGCTAGTATGTCTGACGTTGCTAGGCGTCAACAGGGTGAGTTTGACCTTGAGGCGCAAATTGCTAATATACAAGCGGCGCTTGGACAGCAAACGGGCAGAGCACAGCTGTACGGTGGAATATACGGAAATCTTTTGTCAGGCATTGGTGGCCTGTTGACTTCAGGAGATAAGTCAGGAACACCGTGGTGGTGGGACAAGGTGTTTGGTTAGGAGATAAAATAATGGCTTATAGTGACAGTGTAGGTGGTATGTTAGCCCAAGCAGGGCAAAATATAGGGCAAAGTATTGGTCAGCCTATTTCTTCTATTGGTTCTGGATTAGGCGGTATGCTTGCCGCAAGCCAGCAGAGACGAAAAGAAGCAACGGCAGCAGAAGAAGCTAAAAAGCTGCTTCAGCAGTACGCCAATAATCCTTCTCAGCTTAACGCGCTAGGGCAGAAGTACTCTATTGATGGTAACGACGAGTTTGCTAAGTTGTTCTTTGATGCGGCTAAGGCTGCTGTTGCTAAGGAGGCTGCAGGACAGCAACGAGGCACTCAAGGCGGTCTTATGGCTATTACCCAAGCTGCTTCTCGTGGTGTTCCTCTAGAGCAGTTGAAGGAAGGTGTGCAGTCTGTTCTGAATCAGGGCGGTACACAAGCAGATATTATGCAAGCGTATAAAGCCGGTGCTGATATGAGTAAAGGCGCTGGAGACAAGCTGACCACGGTTCCCGCAGGTAGCGCAGTAGTTCGTCAGACTCCTGCGGGTGGTGTCGAAGAAGTCTACAGAGCACCGTTTAAGCCGCAGGAATCTCCTAAAACAACTTTCAAGTACATGGAGCGTAATGACGGATCAATCATGGTTCTTGCTGACGGTCAAGTTTTGCAGACTATACCGCCACCCGAAAAAGTAGGCAATCAATCAGCAGCTATAAACACAATTCAAAAGTCTGTGTATATGCAAAGAGAAATTGCTAAACTGGTAGATGTTGATGAATTTTGGGAAGCAGGTGTAGTAGGAAAGACGTTAGCTACGGTGTGGGCCGGTTCTGACGCCTATGATCGTGATAGAGATATTATGAACATTAAGTCAAACTTAGGACTTGAGCAGATTAATGAGATGAAGAAGCTCGCTGCAGAGTCTGGAGCATCTGGTACTGGCTTGGGGCAGGTATCTAACATTGAATTTATGTCTTTACAGTCAACTGTGGATTCTCTAGACGTTGGTATGTCTGCTGAATCTCAAGTAGAAGCTCTTCAAAATATTGATCGACACCTCAAAGTTATTCAAAAGCTGGCTTCTGGTGTTGCTCCAGAAGATGCTATTGATTGGGAAAGTGTTGACTATAAAGCGTCCGGTTATCATAAAGACAAAGTAACAGGTAAAGTGTTTTTTGCTCCTGACGGAAAAAACGGGACTGTATACGAACTTCAAAACGGAAGTTTTGTTAAGATAAGGGGATAAGCATGGTATCAGAAAGCTCTCTAGATGCTTTTGACAGAGCCTTTAGTGAACAGCCGCAAGGCAAACCTATGGTTTCTGAAGAACAAAAGAAAGAGCAAGCTGTAGACACTGAGTCAGCGTTTGAAAGAGCATTTGAGTCTGACGCAGTAGACCTGTATAACTCTGAAGTAGAAACAGAGGATGATTCTCTGTGGAACAGATTCTTCTCTGAACCTTACCAGCGAGCAATACAAAGACAAGCGCAGACTTTTGAAAGAGCAGCTAACGCTATGCAGGCAGGATCTCCTCAAGGAATACAAGCTGCGCTGGCTGACCCTGAAGTACTAAAGGAGCAGTACCGACAATCTACTAACTTACCTTCGGTACTACTTCAGACTGTCACCACTCCTCTTAGGATGGTCTTTGACTCTGGATCAGAAATGGTTATGTTTGGTGTTGGTAAAACCGTTGGTATGCTTCCTGAAGGTCTTAAGGAAGGTGCTGCAGAAAAGTTTCATGCGCTTATGCAAACCAAGGGCGGTCAGATGGCTTGGGCTGCTGCTGGTGAAGGAATGGAGGCGTGGAAGGAGTTTGAAAAAAATTACCCTAACGAGGCGGCTAATCTCGTTGCTATAATGGACTTAGGTTTTACTAAGGGGACTGGTACGCTACAAAAACAGCCAACTAAGTTTATGAAACTAGAGCGTGTAGGTATGCGTAATGAAGTTAAACCTCTAGCTGGTGGTGACGCAGACGTATACAAGATTCTATTTGAAGAAAAAAAGAAAACGCCTGAACAGGTAAAACTAACAGAAGACCCTAGTCCAGTTCTAGGCTCTCAGGAACAGCTGGCATCTGCAGATCAGCTTGAGATTATAGACATTGCTAAATCTGCTGGAGTTTCTGGGAATAAAACTTTGCAAGCAAATTACAACGCTTTTCAGGCATATTACGATAAACTAGAAGAAAGCCTGATGAAGATGTTGGCAAAGAACGAAAAGAAAACTAATTGGGCAGAATTAGACGACAATCTACGCGTTAACCTTAAAGCTCAATTTGACGCTCTGGTAGCGTCGAATCCTAGCCTTATGGGTTCAAAACAGTCAAGGCAAATGGTAGCTCGTTTGTACAAAGAGGCTCTTCAAATAATTGATGAGCAAGGAGGAACACTTCAGGGGTTTCGTGTGTCACGTTCTATGTTTGACGAAAGGGTAGCACGAATGGGCTACGATTTATCTGGAGACTCCCTTACTGCCCAAAACTTAGCAGCTATGGCTGTACGCAGAGCGCTAAACCAGACTGTATATGATGTAGTACCTGATGCGGAAACTATCGTTACTAAAATGTCTAAGATTATACCAACGTTGGGTTCTCTAAACGCTAAAGCAGCAACAGAAGCAAAAACTAGATTTGGTAGGTTTATTGCGGAACTAGGCCTAACTGAGTACTCTGGTAGTAGCGCCCTGTCTAAAATACATAACGCCATCTGGGTTCTAGGCGGCACTGCTATTGTTGGCCCTATCGCTTATATTAAAAATCAACTTAGGCGTCCAAAGCCAGCAAAATTAAGAGCTAAAATTGCTTACGTAAAGCGTGATATGTTTGATGAAATAAACAAAGCAATCAAGTCTACAAAAGACCCAGTTAAACGAAGTATCCTTCAGCGAGACAGTAAAGAAATTTACGCCTATCTCAACGCAGCTTTCAAACAAGTCGAGTATGAGCTAGAGCAGGAAGAAACCGAATGAAGTGGCTAGAGCGTTTTTCCGATAACTATGCTAGATCGTTTGAGGCTGAGTCTCAGGCGTATCAGGCTGGGTTTAAAGCGCTAGGCGAAGTCATGGACACTGTTTCGGAAGCAGAGATGCGTCCTGTGCGTTCTGCTTTGGGCGATAGTCCAGAAGAGTTTACCTCAGAGGACGTTGTTATTCCTAGGGCAAGCGTTCTTGGCATAAACATGAGTAATCCTCAAGAGCCAATGCCAAATCAGCGTATACCAAAAGAGTTGGTCAATGCCGGTTTTGACATGACTTTTGCTCCGTCAAACGTATTAGGTGCGGGACTTGTGACAAAAGGAGTAAACAGGGTTCGTCAGGCCGCTCAAGATGCTGTAGAGTATTTTGGGCCTACGGCTGGTAGAGGCGGTGTAACAGCGTCAATGCCTAATTACATTGACAATTATTACGGCCCTACTGCTCCTGACCCTGATAAGCCAATTAGATCAGCAATAGGAACAGGAACAGATAAAGTAATTTCTGCTGTGTCAAGAGTTGATCCTGAAAAGGTCAGGGCGACACGACAAAAAGTATTAGGGATGTACAACTGGGGCAGAAGGTCTGTTACTGAGGGTATAGAATATCTTTTAGATCCACAGGCTAGAGCAACATACAAAGAAATGGGAATAACGCCCGGATCACAAAGACACGTATCTAGAGCTTTGGCTGATAACGCAATACACAAAGCAACAGCGCAGGTTCAATATACGTCTCACATTGGACGACAGGCGGGAAGGGAAGGCCCTGTAGCTCAAGAAGTTCAAACAATAATGAAAAAGTCAGGCGTGACCGACTACTTTGCTTACACAGATGGGTCTTATGCCAGCGCCATTAAAGAAGGTAAATTATATCCCACAAGTGGTGGACGTAAGTCAAACATGAGTTCTGATGATTTGGCATACATTGAAAATCATTTTGGGACCGTGTGGCGAACACCAGATCCTAAAGGAAATAGAGTAAAATTTAAGGACGACGAGGGTACTATACTTCTTATTAAAGCCCCCGGAATCGGTACTCAGACAGGGGACCACTACAATGATATTATACAGGCGGGGGGATACGTAGGTGATTTATATAAGGCCTTTACAAAATATGATGGAAAACCTTCCGTAGAACAACTCTGGAAAGAGCTAAAAAAAGCATCTGATAAAAACGCAAAGTTTAATGCCTTACCTAAAGGTGAAAGAAACGGAAAAAGCAAGTGGACACTGAAAGACGGAAGTAATACATTAGAAGGTGCTCAAGAGAACGGAATATGGATAACTAACTCAAAATCAGGCAGGGCATACACTGAAGGTGGTATTAATTATATAGTTAAGGTACAGCCCAACGGTAATATATTTGCCGTAATGTCAGACGAGCATAATTTTTTAGAAACTATACCAGCGAAAATTGACGAGGGAGTTAGGCGCGTCACTGGCAGAGAAGAAGGTGCAAGTTTAATTTCTCAGTTTGAAAAGGTCTTACCACACAGGTTAGTTGCTGTTACTCCTCCTATGCAAGCTAACATATTTAATTTAAGAAAGCAGCTTGGAAAAGAAGGCCCACAAATTAGCAACGTAACAACTGGAGAGGGTGCTGTGCGGCGTGAGGATCTTCAAGCGTTTGTAGACGCTAGACCAAGCGAAAGAGGAGTGTTAATAGAGAAACAGAGAAACAGGGGCGCTGCTGAAGTACTAGGCGGTGTCGGGATGCTTACATCAGGAGGAAACCGTGAAGAACAGCGATAAGCACACAGTAGAGTACACATCCATTGATTACCACAGTATGTGTCAGCGGTCTAAGGACCGTATTAAGAAAATGCAGAAAGAAGGATTACCTACGTCCCATGATCCCAAAAAGAAACCAGAGGACGTAGGCAGTAACGACAGAGGTTACTCTATCTTCTTTTTGTCATAACTCACAGTTGTTCCCTGTGCAGGCCAGTTGTTGTGATCCTTCGGTCATGTCGCTGGCCTCCTCTATATCCCAAGATATATCCTTTGGGAAATCCTTAGCTAACTGGTTGTACGTCTTCTTGTCCACAGGTTCGTAAGGAGCCTGTTGGTACGTGTGGTCTGAGTAGGGCAGGAAGCTAATCCCTGACACCTTGTCAAACTTGTTGTACAACCACTGTCCTACCTCCAGAAACTCCTCGTCACGGTAGTAGCAAGTCATAGATGGCTTGTGCTCACACCAGTAGTCCTGATATATCTCCCATAGTTCTAGCTGCTCCATAGCACCCATGTCTGAGGCTGTCACAGCGCCCTCAGGAGACGCGATAGGGAAGCTGAATACCTTGGTACTGGGGGACATTAGATCGTCCTCCACAGGCACACCAGCGGCCTCTAGGACACCGCAGAGAGGGTCACGACTGTCTGCACGTACTCGTCTAATATATTGATTAGAATAACGAGGATGTATCCCACTAGCACTATCAACCAACTGACTAACAGTGCCTGAAGGCTTAACTGCAGTAATTGCGGTAGACGGATTAATACCAAGTTTCTTAGCCCACGCCTCATTCGTGACGATAGCTTCATTACGCATCTCCGTAAGCCACTTCTTAAGTTTTGCACTGTCTTCCCTCCCACAGAGTAACGGGTGATCCATGATCCCTGTGAGGCTTACTCCCAGTAGCGCCTCTTCTTCTGTATTAGTCTTCCAGATGTTACGCAGATACCTGAAGTCTGTCAGCGTTGCTTGTAGAGTTCCAAGGATAGTCGCAACACGTACCTTTCGTTTGAGGCTTGCGAGTGTATCTTCTGGCCTGACAACAACTTCAGAGAGGTTGCAGAATTGATAGGGTCTGAGGATGATTTCTGAACACGGATTAGTTCCAAAATCAAAGGTAGCGTCTCGTCTGCCGTTCTTTGCAGCTTGTTTTTGACTTGCCACTCGACTAAAGACACCTCGTTCACCAGAGCGTGATTCATACAAACTTGTCCATTCGTTTAAGAAAGCCTCAAAATCAGGCTTCTCTGTGTAACAGGCTGAGTTATTCGCCAGTCCTCTCTGGGGTTCATCGACCCACCACTGACCGTGCTTACATCGACGGATTCTGTCGTCCGTCAGGTTACTCAAGCTAATCAGGGCTGATCTTCGGACTCCTCCGACGACAACGATTTGAGCAATCTTGCAGCAAAGATCGTGACATTCAATGGAGCTAAGTTTTCGTCCAGCAGCTTCCCGAAACAGGTCCACCGTGAATCGGAACAACTCGACGAGAGGTTCAGGGCCACTTGCACGACCTCCGAAAGTTTTGAGTGGGGCACCTGAAGGTCGTACTCTGCTAACGTCCCATCTGGGAACTTGACCTGTGTACAGCAGTGATACCAACTCCCTAAACGATTTCGCCCATCCGATCTTCGAATCCGCAACATTGATAACTGTATCTGTTTCATGGAACTCCTCCGCAACTTCTGGTAGCTTGCTAATGTACTGACGCTCGACACTGAAGCCCACTCCTGTGCCGCACAGCAGGACGTACATCAGTTCGTCAAAGGCCTTAGGGTGGTCAATAGGCAGGTAACTACAATTAAACCCTGCAACGTTGTCACGATCCAGAGCCTCTCCTGCAGTCATCAGTGCTCGCATAGATGGCATTACGTCGAGATCGTGAATAGATTTGAATATCTCTGATACATCAAAGTCGTTCAGAGCACCACGGTCTACCCAGAAGTTGATGTATCGGTTTACTGTTTCCTCCCAAGTCTCCCGACGTTGCTCCTCAGGTAAGTACCTTGCGTATCGTGACTTGTGTATGTACTGTTGGTATGCGTCCATTTATTCAGTTACTCCTAGAGTTTCATTGATAATAGCTTGTGCTGCCAGCTGTAGCAACATATACACCCCGTCAGGATACTGCTCATTAGACGCAACTTCAAACATTTCACCGTCTTCGTACATCACTACAACCACCTTTGGCTTCCTGCCTTCTTGTTCCTGTAGCGTAGCCTTTGCTGCAAACGCCGCCAGAAACTGAGCGGTTGTGATCTCCTGATCTTCTTCTGTTTTCTTCTGCCCAAACTTGCCTTCCACTACGCGCATCGTGCGTTTAGCGTCAGGGTCTATAGACGCTGTACCCATCCCCGGTTCTAACTCGTAGAGGTCTACTGTCTTGTCGTCATCATCCACTGACTAACTCCTTAATTAACCAGTCCAGATAGACACGAGCCTTACGTAAGTCCTCTACTCCGTTCTTGTACTCGTACCGCCAAAGGTATTTCAGGCAGTTACCCTTGAGATACCCCTTAAACTCTTGTGGGTGCATAGACGCCTTGATTGCTTCGATGGCCTCTATAGCGCCCTTGTTGTAGTGATCGGGCTTTGTCACTGGATTATGAGTATCCTGAGGATGATACAGTTTTCCTGTGAACGTCTTTGATTTTACTTTGTCCCAATCTGCGGGTGCTGCATCGTCAATACTCATATCAGTTATCCAGAGGCAATGTTGTGTGAAGCTGCTTGGCGTACTCGTAGGCAGAGTCTGCTGAGTCAAACACCATCTTCTGTGTAAACCAGTCTCCCTCTTCGTCTCGTCCGTTTGCTTCTACCATAAAGCCGTTGTTATACCGATAGATTGCGATTGATTCGTTGATCTTAGCTAACGTACTCATAGTCTTCTTCCTCCAGTTCCTCTTGAAATTGATCTAGTTTCCTGATTAGTTTGTCCTCAAACCTGTCCAGTAATTCTTCAGCAGAGATTTGTAAAGCCTCCAGAAGATCGTCGGGGTCATAAAACCGCAAAATACGCTCCTTAATTTCTTCTAGTGTCAGAGACATAATCCACTAACTCCTTTAGTGTATCTATATTATACCATAGAATCTCGTGTTTGTCACACCATTCAGCCATAGTATTTTTGGTACTTTTACTCACTTTCTGATTTGGCTTCATTAGTACAAATATGAGTTCTTCCGTCTCTGAGAGGCAGTTATTGATCGCTTTATACTTTTGCGTATCTCCTGCTCTAAAGAATCCTTTGCACTCAATGTAGTAGGTTCTGCCGTTCCTTTCGTAAACAAAATCTGGCGTGTACTTCCGTTCAATCCTGTAGTCGATCTGACACGGTTCGTAGCTAAAGCCAAATGGTTGTAACTGCGTTGCGACATCTTTTTCAAACTCCGATCTGAAGTTACCCAGTTTGGATTTCCGTGACCTTCGGCTCATTTACTACCTCTGTTAAGTAGCGTGGCCCACTTGAGTACAGGAACGTTCTTACTCCGGGCCAGCAGGTATGCTTGTAGGGACAGTAGGAACAACCAACGGCGAGTTTTTGATTTCCACTTTTGCCATCTGGTACGGTTTCGTGACATACCTCTGGTGCCTCTGGTTGTTCCACTAGCTTTTTTACGCGTTCAATGTGCTCCTCTATGTCGTAAGAAATCTTGTCGTACACGGGAGCCTGTGTATCCTCAGTGTCGTACTTGAGGTACGTCAGATGCCCATTCTGCTTGTCCATCGCGAGCCAGCCAAACGATGTTTCGCCTTCGGAATGTGCATAGCCTTTAATCTGAGCAACGTATCCAAACGGGTCATCAAAAGCCAGACTTCCGTCCTTGAATTTTTTAAACCCAAAAGAGGACACGCTCTTAACATCAGTGACAATGCCATCAATCTTGCAGTCCATAGACCCCGTAATACCCGCAACTTCACATTGCTTCTGTTCATCTGTAACCTCGTGTCCTGACAGTCTGGTGAGAAACAACAGCATCTCTTCGATAAGATGCCCGTACATAAATTTGACGTAGGTGTTAGGAGTCATCTCCTCTTGTACGTCTGGGTTGTTCACGACGTTCCACAGGAATCTGTCGTCGCGACCGATGTTAGACATCCGCAGCTTGCGACCGTCCCGCTTCTCAGTGAACAGGTTAGACATGAGTCGCTTGCAGTTTTCACCAAAGCGGTCTATCTCGTCGTACAGATCGACACCTTCTGGCACTTCCTTGGAAGCAACAACAGAGTAAATGTCGTCTATCAGTGTGTGTATTGATTTCATTTGTGTTGCTCCATTAGTTCAGAGATAGAGTCTCTGGCTTGTTCTGGTGTGCAATTAAACCACTCACCTTTACGGTCAAAAGACTTCTCCAGTAGAGCGTGTGCGTCTGATTCAGCAACTCGTCGGTCAGCGACAGACCAGCAGGTAAACAAGGAGTAGTCCCTGAAAGGTGACGATGTTTGATACCCATTGAGGCGGTCTTCTGAGTCCACAGCCATACCTACCTTGACCCACTCAGGGAAGCTGGGGTTGGTAATGATATATACCTGTCCCTCGCGGATTGTTTCGTACTTCGCAAGACTGCTAAAGGCCGCATCTTCAAACGTCTTGTAGCGTCCGGGCTTGTGCAGAGGATGCGATTTTGATATGTACTTTCCGTTCACAAACATTTTGGTTTGGTCACGCTTCCAAACAGCCTCAGGATTGTCTTTGTAGTACTTACCCTCACCTTTTCGATAGTTCATTATACTCTCCTTAGTGTGTGTCAGCCCAAGTTGTTCCCACTTTGTACTCTCCGTCGAGAGGACACCGGAGGTCGAATGATATGCCAGCCGCCTTGATGCACTCAACTGCGAGCCAACCGTACTTCTCTGCTTGTTCTGTAGCCACCTCCGATTGTATTTCATCATGTACGTTCCCTATGAATTTGTAGTCGATGTTGTGCTGTGTTGCGTAGTCATCCAGAAGAACCAAAGCCTTCTTCATCACGATTGCACCAGCCGCCTGTAGCAGTGTGTTCAGTGCACTATGTTCTGATCTGACCCAGAGTTTTCTACCGTCGAGTCCGATGAGGTGGCCTTTCCTAGACGCCTGTCCAACTCGTTCTCGTAGAGCTTCAAGAGCAGGTGTGTTTCGTAGAAAGCGTGTCCTAAGCTGATTACCATCGCTTGCAGTTCCTCCGACGATGCTTCCAATCTTTGCGTCTCCTGCTCCGTAGAGGAAAGCATAGATGAAAGTCTTTGCCTGAGGCCTTGTTGCAAGTCCTGCAGCAACTTGATTTCTGGTGTGAATGTCTTCTCTAAGTAGGACATTAGTAAACTCCTCGTCTCCCATGTAGTGAGCCAGCATACGTAGTTCTAGTCCACTAGCGTCAACACCCACTAGCTTACGTCCCTCCGGTACAATCCAACAGTCACGGCAGTCCTTGCCAAACTGTGAGTTAACTGAAGGCACCTGTGCCATGTTGGGGTTCTGGTGCGTCATTCGTCCTGTGACAGCACCATTTGTTGTAACCCGTCCGTGTACCCTTCCGTCTTCCTGTACGTGCTCTAGCCAAGAGGATACCTGTGCGTATCGCTTTTGCAAGAGTAGGTACTCAAGAACCAATACAGCCTCCGGTATATGTTTGTTTTCCTCAAGCGTCCTCTCGTCCACCTGTGGCCTACCAGATGGGGTGAGTTCCGACCATAC